CACGTAGAAGTAAATTCAGCAAGGATGCCGGCGTGTCAGTGGTAGCAGTCGACGAAGACGGGACAGTTACAGAAGAATTTACCGTTAACATTGCAGACATGATCGCGGCGGGAAAGAGGATCAACGAGACAGAACTCGGTGGCTCTTTTGACGGGATTGATTCAGACGTCAGTGGCCTGAGTACAATTATGGGTCAGTTAGCTGTTCAAGGCTATGAACTCCAAGTTGCCGGCAGGCCGCTGCGAGGTGACGTGAAAGCACCGAGAACTGGCCTTGCTTTTGAGGATGGCAGAAGTGGTATTCCCGAGAGCTACAATCTAGTAACGGTTAACGCTAAAGGCGACACCCTCTACGATCTGCTTAACCGAAATCCAAATACGGCTACGACGCCATTAACGGAATCTCAGCAAGCGCAATTAGACAGAGTCGAGTTATTTGAAGAACAACGTAATCAAACAGACCTTAATAATTTTGCGGGTGATGGCAGAGAACGTGACGCTTACGTTGCTCAATTGGAAGCCCGTAAGCAGGAAGCTTTACGAGACACTGAGCAGGGGTTTGGTTTCGCGCGCGATGATATGGTCGGCGTAGCTGAGGGTAATGAAGGCGTAAATCCTGGTCAGATAGCTAGAGCAGAAGATACTTCGGCTTCTCGGTTAAACATTGAAGAGCCTCGAACTAATCCGCCTCAAGTCAGTGAGAAGAGGGCGACGACAGGTGTTGGCGGGGTTCCTAAAGGAAACCCTGAGTTAGTCTTAGATGCCAAGCAAACCACCGCTGTTCTTGATGATCCCGAAAGAACTTTTGCAGAATACCCCCTCGGCGGTATCCCTGAAGCGGTGTCGGTCACTATTAACCAAGCACTTAAGAAGCTGAGGCTGAAGGGCAAGGTAGTGGTTATGCCTCTCAGTAGGCTCAAAGCGCTGGGCGACGGCATTTTCGACTTGACCAGCGACAGAGATGTCGGTGTGGCATTGCAAGAGATTGCAAACAGCATTGGTGAAAAAACAGGCGGTGTACATTACCGTTTGCGCAGCAATGATGGCAACGGGGTACACGTTGTTATTCTCAATGATGAAGTTCTTGGCGGTAATGAGCTTGAGCTAACGCTGACGGCGGGACATGAAATTGGCCATGCGCTGTTTATTGAAGAGATGCAAACTGCTTTGCAAGACCCTGAACTCAGAGGCCGTCTCTATCGGGACTTTGAAAAGGCACGAGCGAAGTCCCCTGAGCTCTACGACGACGCTCCAGGCAGGGACGGTTTTGAGGAGTGGGTAGCTGACCAAACAGCGAAGTGGGCCACGAAAAATATCAAAGCCCAAGGAGTAGTTCATAGATTCTTCGCTAGAGTCGCGGAACGCTTAAAATCCCTGTGGAACTCATTAAGCACGAACAGCAGAAAACGCTTCGGGCAAGAGTATTCGCAAGCTGTGGATGACTTCATCTCGGAGTCGATAATACGAAAGCAGGACCCTTCGGTTAAGCAGCGTAGGGCTATCGATCCTTCCGCAACACCTGCGCTTATGCGCGCTAAGATATTTGGCTTTACTGACATAAAGTCAGAAATGCGCATGTCTGCTATTGGCGACACAATCAATCGCGCGGCAAAACTACCTACTAAATCTGATCAAAACACTACTGCCGCGGTTCAGAAAAACACGCAAAGTATTCTTAGCAAAGGGTGGGAGATTATAGCTCCTATGCAAACTATATTAAGAGGGCTTGGCGCTAAGACTGGGGCGGGTATAAAAATAGTAAATATGATTTATGGTCGTTCCGGTGAGAAAGGGCTTGGTTTTATTCAAAAATCTACGTTGAAGATGAATGAAATAGAGAACCAGTTAGTAAAAACTTTTGGCGATCTTACTTCACAAGAATTTAAGGATTCAGCGAAAGAGGCGAGGACCAGTAAACCAACAAGCGAGCTGTCAGAACAAGCGCAGCAAATTCGTGCATTTCTTAACCGCTTCTATGACGAGTATGTATCCCAAGAAGAGAATACATCAGTTGGCTTCCAGGAAGATTTCTACCCAGTGCAGCTAGATTTCGACGCTATCGCAGCGGATCTAGACGGTTTTGCTGAGACTGTCGCTAATGCTCGAGGCGATATGACAGCGTCGCAAGTTAAAGAAGTTATTGTTGCAGCCATAAACAACGCACGAACAGCGTCTGAAAATGTAACTGAGGCGCTGATAGATGGCCTAGACCCTTTACATACCGCAGAAGAATCTATTGAGTTGACCAAAGGGGTTCGACGCGAGCTACTCGATAAATATTCCAAGCCGGCGGAAGCGGCATTAATTTCTTACCTGAGACGTCTTGTGAAACGCGTCGAATGGAACAGAGCCACTAAGTCCGGCGAAAATACGCTAACTGCAGAGTTAGCTAAGCTGTCTGAAAAAGATCAAGCGACAGCTAAGAAAGCACTTGGCGCGGCGCTAGGTTTTTACCCTCCGTTAAGTGAGGATATGCAGAAGCTGTCGAGTGCAGCGCAAACGCTTCAGATCTTTACAACTCTTAGTTTGGCTACAATATCCTCCATACCTGAGCTGGCTGCTGCAGTAATTAACACTCGGGAGTTTTCAGGTGTGTTTGAAGGTTTCAAAACAATCGCGGCGACAATTTTAGACCCTAAAGAGCGGTGGGAGTTCGCGCGGGACATAGGTGTCATATCCAATGACTCTCTTGCTAATGCATTTATGAGCGAGTCGGATATGCAGTACCTAACTCCTACAGCTAGAGCGGCGGCAAACAAGTTCTTTGAGTATACCGGACTAAACCTATTCACTAAATTTACACGCGTTTTCGCCGCGCAGATGGCGCAGAACTTTATTATAAAGCATGCGACTACGCCCAACAGCCGCTCGGGTCGTTACTTAAATGAGCTTGGGCTAGAGGCTGATGTGGTTAAGCAGTGGGTGTCTGAGGGCAAAGGGTTTAGCACGCCTTCGGGACTCGCCGTCAAGCAGGGGCTCCAGAAGTTTGTCGAGTCCACTATGCTCCGCCCAAATGCAGCAGAGCGGCCTATGTACGCGTCCGACCCGCGTTATTCGCTTCTCTGGCAATTGAAATCGTTCCCTTACTCCTACGGCCAAGTTGTCATAGGTGGTGTAGTGCGTGAGATGAAAGCACGGCAGCAAGAAGGCCGCGCAGCCGGTAAAACAGGCGGGCAGATAATTGCTCAAGATCTTGCTCCTCACATGGCGCTCTTCGGTTTAGCAGTCCTCCCGTTTGCGATGCTTTCTCTTGAGCTGAAAGAGAAAACCAAATACGCGATGAAAGCCATACTTCCGTTCCGCGAAGCAGACGCTTCGATATTTAAAACTGACAATATGGAGTGGGGCGAGTATTTCGCAGCGGCTTATGGAAGCGCGGGAGTCTTTGGACCCTTGGCACTTCTCACTAGCGCTCAAACGGATGTCAAGTGGGGGAAGCCACCGGTAAGTGTGTTTGGCCCTACCGTTGACACGCTGTACCAAGTACTCATCCAAGGTGATTACGAACGAGTTCTTCCTATTTATAACCAGTTCTAGGAGCTAGCTATGATTGACGCAATAAAGGTCAAAATCGCCAATGGGCGAGACGCAGTTATGGGCTGGGTGGTAGCGATGCCGCTTGAGCAAAAAGTCACTTACGTAGTTATGGGACTCCTACTTCTACATATACATGGATAAGGTGCTGTATGAACGTTGTAAAGCTATTAGGTAAAAAGGTTAAAAACTCATTTATGCGAATGAATGAGCCACAAGCAGCTGTTACGGCGCTTGCGATTCTGGCCGCGTTCGCGGTAGCGGTAGCGGTATGAAGTTTAGTGCCATTAAAGGGATCGTTGGCGGTTTGGCACCAACGCTTGGCGCTACACTCGGCGGTCCTCTCGGCGCCACAGCGGGGAGAGTCTTAGCTGAGGTACTTGGCTGTGACCCTTCAGCAAAGGCCCTTGATGAGCGGCTTAGACAAGCCACCCCCGAAGATCTAGTGGCCATCAAGGAGGCTGAACTTAAATACGCTGCCAAGATGGAAGAGCTAGGCGTAGATATGTTTGAGCTTGAGACCGCAGACAAGCAGGACGCCCGCAATTATTTTGCGGGGGATTGGACCGCTAGAGTTATCGGCATCCTTGCTGTAGTTGGGTTCTTGGCTTACATATTCACCGTAACGCTGATGCCGCCAGACGCTAACTCAGACACTATCGTGTCACTCGTGCTGGGTTATCTCGGAGGCACGGTGTCGGCGGTAATAAGCTTCTACTTTGGCGCTAGCCAGAGCCAATCAACTGGGCCGGAAAGTAAATGAGTTTAGCCGCAGAAAAGCTTATTGAGTGGGAAGGATACGAGCAGTTCGCCTACCACTGTACAGAGGGTGCACTGACTCTAGGCATCGGGCGGGTTATCGAGAAAGGTAAGGGTCCTGGAATCAGCCTCGAGGAGGCTAAATACCTCTTAGAGAATGATATCAGCAGGGTGGAAGCCGAGTTAAAGAAGGCATACGACCCTTGGTATTCGGCCCTCTCAGAAGGACGCAGGGCAGTGTTGATCTCAATGGCGTTCCAGCTCGGTTTGGCGGGTTTGGCCGGATTTAAGATGGCGCTGGCTAGCTGTGCAGAGGGCGACTGGGGAGGGGCAAAAGAGAACTTCATGGACTCAAAATGGGCAAGAGAACAGACGCCAAACCGAGCTAAAAAAGTGTGTGAATTATTAATGGGCGGTTAATTTATTTGTGGAGAGATATTAGTTATACTAATATAATTAATACTGGGTGCTGCTATGGCTGAAAAAATCAAGCTTGTCCAAGGTGATAGTTTACCTTCGATAAAGTTAACTCTGACAGACCCCACTGACGGTGCCGTAGTCGATTTATCGAATCCGGGCACTGCAGTAAACGTGTATTTCCGAGCTGTGGGCAGCACTACTGTGCTTTCCACGCTCGTCTGTACTAATGAAACTGATGGCACGAACGGTGAAGTTCGATTTGACTTTTCCGGCGGAGCTCTAAATGTACCTGCTGGCCCCTATGAAGGTGAGATAGAAATAAACTTTAACGGAAGCCTACAAACAGTGTATGAAAAACTGAAATTTTATGTTCGTGAAGATTTCGCATAGCGGAGGCAACCTATGTCAGCAATGTCAGATTACCTAGAAAATTCCTTGATCGATCAATTATTTCGTGGTCAATCAGCCCCTACAACTACGACGCTTTATGTGTCTTTATTTACAGTTGCCCCTGACGATACGGGCGGCGGTACAGAGTTAACTGGAAACGCTTACGCGCGCGTGGCAGTGACCTCTGCGTTAACGGCATGGGCGGGCACTCAATCAGCTGGTAGTACTACTACGTCAATCGGTACTGGCGGCGCGACCAGCAACAACACAGTAATTACTTTCCCAGAGCCAACAAGCTCATGGGGAGAAATTGTAGCGTTTGGCGTTCATGATGCTTCAAGCGGCGGAAACTTATTGTTCCACGGGTCTTTGTCGATCAACAAAACGATCAACCAAGGCGATACAGTTAGTTTCCCTGCAGGCTCTCTAGCGGTGACGTTCGCTTAACAATTCGCCTAGCAAAAGGACAGAACTGTAATGTTGAACAGGGCGCTATTTAATCAGGTACTTTTCAACGGCAGAGTTGTAGGAGCTGTTGCTCTTGCGGGTTCAATAGCAGTAACTAGCACGGCTGCGGCGAACGTAGAAAAATATGCAGTACTTAACGGCTTTGGCTCTGTCTCAGCCGCTACGCAAGCGTCACTAAAGAACAGTGATAATTTAGCAGCAGCTATAAACGCAAACTTAACGTTTAATTCTAATCTCGAGAATTCGATAGCATTAAGCGGAAGTGTTCAGACATCAGCAACTACGTCAGCGGTTGTAGAAGTGCGCGCCCTAAATGCTCTTAGTGGCGCGATCAGTGCGTCAGCGACGGTAACCAATACCGTTTTTGATAAAGAGTCTCCT